AGAAATCTTCTCGTCGGCTCCCAGTGCAAGGAAGGTGCGCAGCTTGTCGGTCACGTTCAGAGGCTTGTTGAACCCGTTGTTCTGGGAACGTGCAGCCTGCTTCTCACCGTCTGGGTCCTCAAAGTGCTGACGAATCTTGCGCACATCCTTGTGCAGCGCCTTCAACTCCTTGGCAATCAGCTCGAGTGTAACTGGGGTAGTGGTGGCCATTTCTACCCTATACACGAAGGCCATCTTTAAGCCAGGGATGCGATGGCCAAAAACACAATAACCAGCATCAAAAGCGGAATAATCATTCGCTCCCATACCGCCTGGTATCGGGGATCTGCTGGTGTGAAATCCGCCGCCCCCTTGATTCCGGTAGGCTGATCACTCGTGACGAGGTTGACTCCGAATTGAGGGGGCAGAGTCGTTCCAGTTGATGCTCGGAATTCATTTTGAAATTGAAGAATACCAGGCAGATCTTTGTTGATCTTGCATTTTGGGACGCAGCATCCAGAGTCGCACGGCGACACCAGGCCGTTCTGCCTGTTTATGTAAGCGCAAACCTGTGACCCAGGGTCAATCGGATTGGACAGGCATTGACACCCCTTGGTTATCAGGTCGGAAGAGCATGCACTCATCTACTCTTAAAGAAGAAATTAGTTCTTAGTATAAAATGGAGTACGCGACGCCACAGAAACTCCCAGACGGCCGATATTTCCTGAAGATCAGCGGCGCCCGTCACCAGGTCAACGGTCTTATCCTGCAGGACTCCCTCGCCACCAAGTCTGTGAATTTCAAGACGGATTCCAACATTTTTGCGGAGGTTGACGGACATATCCTCACCCAGGCGAAGCTGTCCAAGCAGGAGTGGTTCGGCAAGGAGCTGAGCGACGAGACCATCCAGAGCGCGTGGCAGGAGAGTGTGACTGATGGTGTGTTGGGTGCATCTCTCGTTACCGTGAAGGGGCAGGTGGCGACTCTTGCGTTTGACACTCGCAAGAATCCAGTCGAGCTCCAGGATATCCAGCCCGAGACGTCGTGCGATGTGGTTCTCGAGTTGGCTGGTCTCTGGTTTCTGAAAAAGTCGTTCGGCCCCATCTGGCGCATTCTTCAAGTACGAGTCCGGGCGCCACCCAAGACGCCCGAACTTTCCAAGGAGTATCTTTTCTCAGACGAGCCGGTCGACCAGGAGGAGGAGGATCCGGCCGACTACCTTGACTAGTCCAGCCCAAAAAAATTATCGGTAACTATTAATAATATGGATCGCAAGGGACTGGCAATTCTGGTTCTGGCCGTAGTCATTCTCCTTCTTCTCTTCGCCCCCAAGCCAAGTGGCTTCAGCGCACCCCGCCCACTCGGTGGTGCGAATATTGGTAACGGCCCTCTGAGCTCCCAAGGCTCTGCTTACCAGCGCGACATCTCCGGTGCCGCTGTTCCATCCTCCGAATACGAGGGTGACGTGTCGTCATCCAGCCTGATCCCCCGCGAGGTGATCCAGACGGAGGATTTCGGCCAGTTCAGCCCAGACAAGATTCTGTCGGGCCAGAACTACCTCGACCCACGCAGCCAGATTGGTTACCCCGAGACGGTTGGCGGTGTTCTGCGTAACGCCAACCAGCAGTTCCGTTCGGAGCCAATCAACCCCCGTACCCCAGTCAGCATCTTCAACCTCAGCACGATCCCCCCCGACACCATGCGCCCCAAGTTTGAGATTTCACCGGAATACGCCTAAATAAAAAATCATTGGGATGGAATAACAATGAAACAATGCAATATTTGTAAAGAAGAAAAACAATTTGATCTATTCCACAAGTGTACCTCATCTCCAGACGGGTATGCATACACTTGTAAAAAATGTGGCGCGGAATTTTCTAAAAAATACACAACAGAAACCCTTAGAGGTCGAATATCGTCATTAGTCAGTGTAGCAAAACAAAGAAGTAAAAAACTAGGAATGCCCTATGATATATCCACAGAACATATAGAAAATTTATGGAGATTACAAAATGGTAAATGTGCCTACACCGGTTTAGAAATGAATATTCGAGGTGATTGGCAAGTTTCAATTGAAAGAATAGACCCGTCAGGTGGTTATACACCAGATAACACGTGTTTAATATGCCTTGAGCTCAACGTTCAATATCAGTGGAATATTGAAAAGATACACCATTTCAAGTCTCTATCAAGATGTAAAGGAGTTAATGTAGCTTATCAAGATCTTACATATTTACGAAAGAAAATGTATTCTGCTCGAGAAAGAGCCAAAGGTTGGGAAGACAAGAAGAGGTTTATGGATAATCGCAAATGCGATTTAACTTTACAGTGTCTGTTTTCAATGCTTGTTAAACAAGAAGGACTATGCGCTTATTCAGGCGTGGTTATGACCAATGTATCAAATGATGATAGGTCAGTATCTATAGAAAGAATTGATCCAAGAAAAGGTTATTACTATGATAACATTGTTCTTGTGTGTCAAATTTTCAATGTTGGCGATCATCGAGTAGAAAATAACGACGTGTACGAAACCTACCCAGTATGGAACAAAGAAAAGTGCGGAATTTTCTTGGAAAAATAATTCAAGTCAATAACAGAAATGGACTTTAAATCAGCCATGACCGAGTGGGTCGGCCTCAAGGCCCAGTTATCCGCGGCTCGCAAAGATCTCAGCGTCCTCAATGGGCGCGAGAAGGACCTTAGAAAATTTGTCACGCAAACAATGAAAGAGCGCTCTATTGACACCGTAAAGGTTCACGATGACAAGGTGAAGGTTAATTTCAAAACAAAAACAACCAGGGGATCTCTGACCAAGGATGTCATAAAGACGGGCTTGGGCATGTTTTTTGGTGGAAATGAGGCTCAGGTCGAGGGGGCGTTCCAGGCCATTCTGGACGCTGCGCCCGTCAAGCAAACTGATGGTGTGACGGTGACGGGCCTCAAGGCGCTCCTCGAAGCTTAGAGGCTACGAGCGTTTGTAACACAAGTCAAAACACGATGGGTATCAATGACGAGTACTCTCGTGATGCGTACAATTACGACGTTGCATACGACTCTGATGGGTCGGATGAATTCGACCTAGAACTCCATCCAGAAGACTGGCAGGACATGTACTCCCAGGAACTCCTAGATGGTTGGATGAAGATCCGCGAATATACAGAGGCTCATTACATGAACCTAAAAGCAACCTTCCCTAATTTTGTTCTTCTCGTTTTAGATTCAGACCGCTGGAACCGGTCTCAGGCCGCCAACGAACATCACCGCATCATGTGGAACATCATAAGTAACCTCCCCGTGATTTGTGACATGATCCATGCTGAAAATTTCTTCGGGTGGGCAGAAAATTATATTGGTAATTTGTAAGATGTTTGATATTACCGGTCCCAAGGTTCTCGTCCCCGCGATTCTGTTCGCCGTGCTCAGCCCGGGTATGCTCCTGGCGCTGCCATCAGGCGCTGGTCTCCTCATCCAGGCTGTGTTCCACGCCCTGGTTCTGGCTCTGGTCTACTGGGCCATCGCCACGTTTGTGCTGAAGATCAGCCTGACCATGACCGACCTGATCGTCCCAGCGGTTCTCTTCGTGCTGCTGACCCCCGGTCTGTTGCTGACGATTCCCCCCAAGAACGGCGGTCTGTTCGTGTCTGGTCAGACCTCGCCGCTAGCTGTGGGTGCGCACACGCTGGTGTTTGCCATGCTGTTCGCCTTCCTGCGCGGCATGTACCCCCAGTATTATTAAATTAAAATTGTAGAATGGTCCGATGTCTCTCCATCGGTCCAGGAGCCATGGGCTTCTTCCTTTATTTAGGAGTAATTTCAAAACTAAAACAAGACGGTCGTCTTGACAATCTCGAGGAAATCTCGGGGGCGTCAGCGGGTGGCCTTCTGGGATTTCTGTTTCTCGCGACGAAAGGGGACATTGCCAAGGTTCTCGATTATTCACTCGACGTGCCCGTGAAACAGATTATGAAACCAAATTTGAAAAATTTCATGAAGAATTACGGCCTCGTGACTCCGGCTAAAATTCGCAAGATTCTCTCCGAGGCGTGTGTTAAATTCATAGGTCAATCTGACATTACTTTTGAAGAGTTCTACGCATGGTACCCCATCAAGTTCCACGTATCCGCCTACTG